GGGCTTGCCCTGGCGTGCGAGCTGCAGGTTGTCCTGGCTGAGGGCGTAGTTGAGGTTTCTGACGAGCTGCAGCGGCAGCATCTGCTTGCCCGTCTGGTTCAGCCACGCCTCGAACTGGAGCGGGATGTTGTGGCGCTGCCAGGCGTAGAACGGGAAGAGCGTGCGCATGGTGTCGCGCTCGAACGGCGTGAGGTCCTGGTAGTCGACCATGAAATGGTTGACGAAGTTCGCGGCCTCCTGGTCGCTCTTCCCCGCCTCGATCGCCTTGCGGAAGAGCGAGACGCGCATCACCCGGTCGGTCTGCCAGAGGACGTCCTGCATCACCTGGCCGACCTTGCCCGCGAGGTTCCTCGGCTTGCCGCCGGCGCGCGCCAGCGCCTCCATGACCTGCTTGTCCCGCTCGAGGGACTGCCGCACCATCGGCTGCGTCCAGTCGGAGATCGCCCCGGCCTGCACGGCCCGCTGGTACATCTCCGACGTCTCCGGGTGCGCGACGTCGTCGATCGCGGAGTAGAAGCGCTTCCTGAGCAGCATGCCGCCGTCGCCCAGGAAGGCGTTGTAGAGGACGTTGTGCATGTGGAAGAACGGCAGGCGAGTCATGCCCCACTTCCACGCACCGTTGAGCTCGTCGAGCGCCCCGCTGATGCCGGTCTTGGCGTAGCGGCGCCCAGTCTCGCGCAACGCGTCGGCCACGGCTCGCGGCAGGATGTACGCGCCCTGGCGCCCAACGGCCATGCCCTTCTTGAGCGCGTCGAGCGGCACCTCGACGGTCGCTTGCCCTTCCGGGACGCCTTCGAGGTACTTCGCGGAGTTGCTGAGGATCTCGGCCGGGTAGAAGCGCAGCGCGTCGGCGCGGTAGACGCCAAGGCCCTGCTTCGCGAGCGCCGAGAAGTCCAGCTTGGCGAAGTCCTTGGCGCTGACGTGTCGGGCCCCCTGGAGCAGCCCGTCGATCATCTTCTGCGTCTCCTGGCTGCGGATCGAGGCCTCGAGGCGCGGCCCCATCGAGAGCAGCCAGTTGGACTCCCAGTTGCCGCCGTTCTTGTTCATGTGCTCGACGGTGTCGAGCAGGTTGCGGGCCCGCTTGAACGCCTGGGCGTGCAGCATCCCCTGCGCCTCGCTGCCGAGCGTGCCGTACATCGTGGGCTTGCGGTAGTCGAGGTTGAGGTGGCGCACGTAGCCCGGCAGGTCCTTGCTCCGCAGGCCGAGGTCCACTTCGGGCGCCGTGACGTCCTGCGAGATGCCGTGGAGCTCCTCGGCGAGCTCCCACTCCGGGGTGCCCTCGGCGAGCTGCGTGCCCGCGGGGATCTTGCGGCCCATCTCGAGCAGCCACGGCCGGTAGTACTTGTCCTCGACGTGGTGCGTGACGGCCGTCAGGAGGTTGTCGTCGACCTGCTTGCCCGTCTGCGCGTAGTACTCGCCGAAGGCGCGCTTGACGGCGTTCTGCAGCTCGCCGATGCGCGCCGAGGTCGCGGCGTCGCGCCCCTGCCACAGCTCCTTCGCGGTCTTGGGGAAGAACGCGAAGCGGTTGAAGGCGCGGGCCGCCTTGTAGCCCATCTCGGAGGCCTTGCCATAGGCCTTCTCGACGGCGGCCGCGGCCTTGGGCGAGAGCTTCGCGGTGTCGATGACGCCCTGGTCGGCGATGGCGTCCGCGATCGGCTTCGCCACGGCCTTGAGCGGCTTGAGGAAGTCGCCCAGCGGCACGTACGTGAGCGGGTTCGTGGCGAACTCCAGCGCAGTGCCGCCCAGGGCCTCGGCGATGCCATTGTGGGCGCCGAGGTCGTGGACGACCTGGCCGCCCGGGATGACCTTGCCCTGGAGGCCCTGCACTTCGGCCTGCGCCATCGACTGCGCATTCTGGACGAGCTTCGGCGCTTCGCCGGGATCACCCGCTGCCGCGCCGGCGGCCAGCATGTCCATCTTCTGCCCTAACGGCAGCTTGGCGTAGGCGTCGAGGCCGCCGAGGATCGCCTCGCCGGGCCGGTTGATGAAGTTCAGGAAGTCCTCGAAGGGATGCTGCGACTGCGCCGCCGGCATCGCGCCAGGCGTGCCCTTCATGTTCAGCGATGCCATCTGGCCCGTGGCCGCGTTCGCGAGCTGCTGGTAGGCATCCCCGCCGTACTTGCCGACGATGTAGTTCTTTCCGTCGTCGCTCTGGAGGTAGTCGTGCACCTCCTGCACCCAGGAGCCGTCCTGGCTCTTGCCGATCTTGGCGATGGCGGCGGTGATCTTCGCGCCGCTCGGCCCGGTCAGCGGGCGCAGGCCGGGCGTGACAAAGCTTGGAGCGCCAGGCATGCGATCACGCTCCTGCTAGAGGCCGAGTGGGTTCTTGGAGGACTTCTTCTTGCCGCCACCGATCGGCGTGCTGTTCTTCGGCGCCGATGGCTTGGCCGGTGGGATGGCAGGTGGCGGTGCGACGGTGGTGCCGGTGGCGGTCCCGAGGCCTAGGCTGCCGAGGTAGTCGAAGACGCCGCTCAGGTCGGGTGCCTTGGGCGGCGCCGGCAGACTCGGCAAGCCGGCACTGGGCAGCGTCATGCCCGTGGACGGGTGCTGCGCCTTCCACTTGGACAGAGCGGCATCGTACTGCTTCTGCCACGCGCTCACCGAGTCCATGTAGCCCGACAGCGCCGTCTTGATGCGGTCGAGGCCGTTCGTCCCGTAGAGCGCGTTGTACTCGTTCTGCGCGATGCCAAGGCGCCCGGCCGACGTCGCCGCGTTCTGCGCCTCGATGCCCAGGCGCTGCTGGTCGATGCCGAGCAGGCTCTGATCGTAGCCGAGGCGCCCCTGGTCGTAGGACAGCATGCCCTGCTGGTACGCCGATGGGTGATTGTACTCGTAGACCTTCAGCATCAGCGGCAGCTGCTGCATGAAGTTGTCGTACGCCATCTGCGCGGCCTGCATCTTGCCCTGGGCCGTGCCGACGAGCTGCGGCAACGCGGCGAACGCCGCGCCCAGTCCCTTGACCTGCGGAACGGCCTGCAGAGTCGGAGGCGCAGCGGCAGCCATCAGCCCTCACCCCTCTCGATGCGGTGGCGCACGACGCGGCGCGCGCCGAAGAAGTCGATGGCCCGCGCGATCGCCGCCGCGGCCTCGGCCTCCGTGCCGCACGTGTAGATGTCGATCGAGACGAAGGACTCCAGCGGCCAGGTGTGGATGGCGACGTGGGACTCCCGCAGCGGCACCATCAGGGTCACCTCGGACGCGCCGCCGTCCTTGCCCCACACGCCAGGATCGAAGGAGCCGCCGATCGACCCCTCGATGTGCAGCCCCGCATCGGCCACGGCCCTTTGCGCGATCGGCAGCACCTCGGCGCGCGTCGCGGGACAGACGGCGCATTCGTAGAGGTCCGCGGTCAGGAGCACGCCCTTCATGCCGAGTCCTCCTCGTCGCCCTTCGGCTTCAGCTCGCCGTCGAAGTCGACCCAGCCCCAGGAGGCGAGCCGGGCCATGTCGTCGCAGAAGCCGGCGCCGATGTCGTGGCGCATGATGCGGTACGGTGTGACCTTCAGGTGCTTGGTGAGTTCGTAGGCCATGGCGCGCGCCGTCCCCGGCTCCTGGCCGCGTGCCGTGACGGATGCCATAAGCCCGATCGGCCCGGCGCTGACGATGTTCGCGTCGCGGTCGATCTGCACGTCGAGCAGGTGGACATGCTTGACGCCCACCTCCTTGACGCCGCGCAGCATGAGGCCCTCGTTGCGGCCGCGCTCGTCCACGACCGGCCAGGAGCCCGATGCGATGACGACGTTGCAGATGAAGTCGCGTGTGAACCGCGGCTCCATCTTCCACGCGCCGGCCATCCACAGGAGGGCGGACGCGAGATCGGTGTCGAGCGCCTCCAGCACGCTCCACATGGTGGGGTAGCCGGGCCTGCTGGTGAACTCCAGCGGCACGGTCTGCGACGGCGTCGCGATGCAGTTGAGGTCGATCGGCCCGTGGTAGCCCTCGGCGGCGAGCAGAGGCGTCAGGCGGCCGAGCGTCTTGGCCGCGAGATCCGGCAGGCACTGGACCTGTCCCATCTCGCCCATCTGCCCGGTCGCCGGGCCCTCGTCGCCGTCCATCAGCTTCTTGTACTCCTGGTTCAGGTAGAACTGATCGCTGAAGCGCGTGCCGTCGAAGAAGCCGGTGACGGCCATCTCGACGCCCTTCACGGCCTCCTGCAGCACGTAGTCCACCGGCAGGCGCGGCGCGAGCGCATCCCAGTGGGCCTGCTGCCATTCGAGGAAGCCCATCACGGCGTCCGGCTTCCAGGCCACGCTGTTGAGGTTGCGGTCCACCTGGGCGTTGTGCTTGATCGCCCAGGCCCCGCCGACCTTCTTCACGAACGCGATGCCGGCGCCGAACGTCGTGAAGCGGTGCATCGGCACCGTGTCCACGCCGTACTGCTTCAGCGTCTCCTGGCCGAACATGCGGTCGTTCTCGAGCTTGTCCGTCGTGGGCGTGCCGCCGACGACGGGCTTGCCGGTGCGCCGCACCTCCTGCGCCCAGGCGCCGCCGCCGTAGCGGCCGCGCCTCCCCGGCACGACCTGCTCGACGTCGTCGAACCAGACGAGGTCCGCCCACGGCACGTCGGAGCGCCAGTCGCGGCTGAGCGGCACCATGTTGCGCCCGCAGTCCCGGCTGTCCTCGGCGTGGACGTAGTAGCGCACGTCGTGGCCGTCGAGCAGCAGCCGGAGCGCTGCCGCCGTCGTCTCGCCGAGAGCGCTGACGATGAGGATCTTCATCGTCAGTACCCCAGGCTCGTCGGGCTTACCCCGGTGCCCATGTACTGGGCGAGCAGCGCCGGGATGGAGCCCATGAGCTGGCTCATGTACGGCGCCATGGCCTGGGCGCTGTAGTAGCTCATGAGGGGGGATTCGAGCTGGCCGGCGAGGCCGTAGTTCTGGCCGGCGAGCTGCGAGTAGAGGTTCGCCGACTGGTTCGCGGCGGTGTCCTGAAGGCCCGCGAGCTGCATCTGCTGCCCGAACGGCAGGTTCAGCGCGTTCAGGCCCTGGCCGCTCAGGTTGCCGGCGGCCTGCGCGTTGCCCGCGTAGTTCTGCAGGAGGTCGTTCGCGAGCTGCGCCTGCGCCTGGCCCTGGTTGCCGAGGACCTGGCTCAGCAGGCCCTGGTACGCGGCGGGCGCGGCGCCCCCCTGGGCGATGCCCTGGGACGCCAGCTGTCCCAGCTGCGTCTGGTACGCGTTCTGCATCTGCTGCATCTGCTGCGCCCCATACTGGTTCAGCTGGTTCTGCGCCAGCTGCTGCAGGTAGGACGGGTTCGCAAGGTTCCCGGCGAGGATCTGGTCGAGCGCGTTCGTGCCCGTCGCCTGCGTGCCGGCCGCCGCAGCGGCCGCCTGCGCATTGCTGATCGAGCCCGGCAGCCCCGTACCGACGCCACCTAGTCCCTGCGCGAGCGTGCCGACATTGCCCTGGTCGCCCTGGCCGGCCGTGATCACGCCGTTGATGGCGCTTCCGACGGCGGCCGCCGGGTTGGTGGTAGCGGGGTTCGTTCCGCCACCGCCGCCGGTGCCAGGAGACGTGCCGCCGCCGCCCGGGTTCGTGCCGCCCGATCCAGCGCCCGGCGCTGCCGCGACAGGGCCCGCGGTCGGCAGGCCGAGGTAGTTCAGGTAGCCCGTGTTGATGTTGCCCGGGCCGCCCCCGGGAGTCGTGACGCCAGGCGGCGCGACGGCCGCTGTCGATGCCGGAGGGTTGTTCTGCGTCGCCTGCGAGGCGCCTGGAGTCGTCGGCTGCCCATGCTGCAGCGCCGCTTCCGCCGCCGTCTGCCCGACGGACGGGTAGTAGCTGACCCCTGCGTTCTGGAGCGCCTGCCGTGCCGCAGCGGCGTTCAGCTGATCGCCCGACGTCTTCGCCGTCAGGATGTTCTGCACGTTCTGCTGCGCGGGCGCCGTGAGCAGATTCATGGTCCCTGGCGACACGCCGGCGACGCCTGTCGGCGCGTACGTGCTCTGGTTCACTGCGCTGGACGGCGAGAACACGGTCGGCGCGCGCCGCATGGCGCCGCTCACCTGCGGCGGGAGTGCCACCTTCGGAGGCTGCGCCACGCTGCCATGTCCACCGCCGCCGACGACGGCCTGCAGGTGCTGAGGCACGTACGTCGACTTCACCGGCGCCACGGACTGAGGCTTCATCAGGCCGCCCACGCTGGTCTGCATCCGATCCGCACCTCCCTAGTAGATCCGAAGCTGCAGGAGCACGCCGGCGGTCGTGGCCTTCAGGTACATGTACTGGTCCGTCCACTGCAGCCCCGCATCGTAGACATCGCAGGGGCCGGACTTGTACACGACGGACCAGCCCAGCGGCACCCGGCCAAGGCCGTGCTGCACCGGGATGATGTTGCCGACGGTGGATGGTGTGACGACGGTCATCGGGAAGGACGGCATCTGCGACTCGATCTGCCCGATGCGGTTGAGCAGCGAGGGGTCCTGGTTGTACGACATGGCCTAGAGGACGCCCACGACGCGGGCCTGGGTAAGCTGGGCGGCGTAGGACGCGTTGCTCGTCCAGAGCGCCAGGGTGTAGAAGTGCCCTGCCGTCAGGGCGATTGAGCTGGCTCGCAGGACGTTCACACCCGTCGCTGTCGTATTCACTGTCGAGCCAGCGACCAGGGCGCCCGTCCCCCAGTCCCACAGCCCCGCGTAGGCGGTGCCGCCGGACGTGGCGTACATAGTCACCTCGAACTCATAGGTGACCGCGCTGCTGACGTTGACGACGGAGTGCACCAGGTTTGCGGTGCCGGCGGCCGCTGTGGCTGTCGACGACATTGGCGAGGTGAGAGAAACGAGATTGGCCACCTCGAACTCGCGTCCAATCTTGGACGCGCACTGCCACGTCCCCGGCGTGCCTGTCGCCGTACACTGCCAGAGCACGTACGCGCTGTCGAGGTGGAAGTCGCCGGCCGCGTGCAGGTTCGTCGTCGGCGCGCCTGTCGCGGTCGTGCTGATGGTGATCTTCGGGCGCCGCTCCCAAGCCGACGTCGCGGAGTTGTAGATCTTCAGCGCGCCGTCGCCGCTATCGATCCATGGCTGGTAGGCCAGCGGTGACGCCGGCAGCACGCCACTCTGCACGACCATGCCGGCGAGGCTGGCCGTCAGGTGCGAGAGCGCCACGACGCCAGCCTGCAGCTGCGTGCCGTCGACGTTGTTGACGGCTGCGGTCAGGCCGGACACACGGGCATTGACGTCGGACGACTTGGCCAGCGTCCCCGCGGTCAGATCGCCCGGGTACACGTACTGCGCCATCAGTACACCACCTTGTCCGGCCGCCACTGGAGGTCGATCTCCTCGATGGCGAGCGCGTAGATGCTGCTCTCGTTGATCGTGAAGCCGATGCGGATGCCCGACATGCTGGCGGGAACGCCGTAGGAATTGCGCACGACGGCCGCGCCGGCCCAGTTCACTTGGTCCCAGTTGCCGTTGTCCCACACCAGCTCGTTCGGGTCGGTGAGGATGCAGGTCTGCTGGAACTGCTGCGCCAGGTCGTCGACGAAGACCGTCACCTGCGGCTGCGCCGACGTGTCGCCGCCGGCGAGCCAGAACGTGCGGAACGCTTTGGACATGCCGGAACTCTTCAGCGGGAACTGCTTCGTCGTGGCGTAGACCGCGATCGCCTGACCGAGATCCGACGTGCCGCTGTTCGCGATCGCGATGGTGTTCCCGGTCTGCATGCCGAGGTAGATCGCCCCCGCCTGCAGGTCGACGGCCGCCGAGACGGCCGCCCAGGTGTAGAGCGTCCAGGCGCCGTGCCGGTAGTCGAAGACGACCGTCATGCGCTGGCCGCCGTTCGCGGTCACGAGCAGGTAGTACGTGCGGTCGAAGTAGACGCCGGTGATCGGCTGCGTCGTGTCGATCGTCAGCAGCATGGGCTCCAGTTTGTTGCGCCGCTGCGCCTGCTGATCGTCCGGCAGGACGTCGCCGGTGTAGCCATTCGTCCAGTACGCGCCATCCTGCGCGAGGTAGGTCACGCCCGCGGGCGTCATGGCGATGCTCCACGGCGCGATCGCACCCTGCGGCACGACGGACTGCGAGATGGTGTAGTTGCTCGGCGGCTGGCCGTTCAAGGCCCAAACGCTCTGAGGCTTGAAGATCAGGAGCTGCTGCGCGATCGGGAAGATGCCGGTGACGGCGCCCGTCTGGTCCGGGGCGACCTGCACGTAGTTCGTGCCGCTGCCCCAGGCCCACGGCTGCAGCACCTGGCAGTAGTAGACGGAGGAGTCCTGGCCCGTCGACGCCCAAATGCGGTCGTTGTAGACGCCCGCGATCGCGAGGTTCGCCGGCGGGACGTCGTTCGCGAAGCTGAGGATCTCGTTGCCGATGATGCTCGCGTCGGTCGCGTTGTCCGCGTAGGTCAGGACGCCCACGGCGAGGTCCGTGACCTTGAAGCCCACGCCGGCGACCGTGCCGCCGTTGCGGTAGAGGCGGACCTTCGTCACCGTCGAGTCCGTCGGCTGCGGGATCGCGGAGAGGCTCGCCTGTTGGTTGGTGAGAGTCAGCGTGCCGCTGACCGGCGAGGGGTTCGACTCCATGCCGTTCGCGCGCACGAACGTCGCGTAGTAGACGTACTGGCCGCTGAGGTTGCCGCTGCTGCCCACCGCGGCCGTGATGGCCGTGCTCGGCGCGGCGACGCCCAGGGGGCCGAACGTCGTGCCGTCGTAGAACCAGCTCGACGTTCCGTCCAGCACGACGAGGTAGCCGGCGAGCGCCAGGATCGCGGGCTGTCCCGTTGACGCCAGCCCGGTGCCGATCGTCGTCACGGCGCCGCCGCTGAGCGCGACCGACACCAGGACGCCCTGGTTGCTGCCGTTCGTGCAGACAGCGTAGAGCGCCCGCGTGCCGCCGGTCGGCTGCCAGATGAGCATGGCGCGCGCGGGCCCGGGCAGCGACGTCGTGAGCGCCGTGAGGCCGCTGCGCTTGGTCAGGCGGCCGATGTCGGAGAGCGAGAAGTTCCAGAGGTCAGCGAGCTCGTTGTCCTGGAGTTCGGCGTTTGCTACGCGAAGGTTGAGCCCTCCGCTGAAGTCCGCCCAGCTTGCGATCTGCCACTGGCCGAACGGCGGACGCGCCAGCATCCGACCCGCCAGGCCCGGACCCGCCGATCGCCTCGCCATCGTCCTCCACCATCCTCAGGCCGAGTTGCTTGAGCTGTCCCAGGAGCACCGAGGCCTCGGGCAGAGCGCAGCGCCTGCGCTCGCCCGGCCTCAGCACGACCGTCACGCCGCCGACCAGGCCCTCGAGGACCTTGCGGCCGCCGTTCTCGATGACCACCACAGGGTGCTGGATCTCGAGTTTTTGTGCGAAACCTACGGGCGCCACTGCACGCGCCTCCTCTCATCGCCGCGGCCGTGCTGGACGAAGCTCGCGTACTTCTGGAGCTGGTCGTCGTAGAGAGCCGCAAAGTTCTGCGTCGGCTGCTGGTCGCGCTCGCGCTGCAGCACGCACACGCCGTAGACGAGCGCCGGATGGAGCTCGACGGGAATCGTCGGCGTGTCGGTGTCCAGCGCGACATCCGGCACCGCCGGCAGGTAGGTAAAGGTCACGTTCTGGTTCCCGTCGCGGTATGGCGTCGGCAGGAAGCCGATCAGGTTGCCCTGGGCCGAGTCGTTGCGCCAGTAGAAGTAGACCGGTTCGCCCGGGCCCGGGAAGAGATCCCGCTCCGTGAAGTGCCGCGCGGGCAGCCTGATCGGCAGCCCCATGTCGGTCACCTCAACGAGCAGGATCTTCGAGAGTCCCGCCGGCAGCGGGTACTCCTGCGTGCCCTCCGCGTAGCTGAGCTTCGCCTGCACCTCTGGCAGGAAGTCCGGCTGCTGCGTCAGGAGCCACGCGACGAGCGCCTGCTGCACCTGGTTGATCATCGCGATAAGGTCTGTGTCCTGCGGGTTCGCGGTGCTGGGGTTGTAGGTGAGGGAGCGCACGCGGCTCGTGATGTCGCTGACCTGCACGCCCTCACCCCCTCAGCCCTTGGACATGGAACGTCGTCTGCTCGGCGACGTCGTCGCGCAGCGCAGGCAGGAGCTTGCGCCAGTTGTCGTGGATCACGTCGGCGACGAAGCCGCGGCGCTCTTGCCGCCGCTTCTCCTCGCGCGCCTGCGCGCGGTCCCGCAGCCACTTCCTGTATCCGGGCCAGCCGCGGCCGAAGCGCCGCTGGACGTCTCGCTCGGCAAGGTACTGGATCACCCACTCGCCCGGGTCCTCCGGCCCAAGCGCGATCTCCTCGAACCACCGACCGCGCGACTGCCGCCAGATGACCCACACGTTCTCCGTGGGGTTCCAGCGGCAGTCGAGGGTCGGGTCGAAGTCGCGCAGGAGCCTGAGGAAGTCCCGGGGGGCTTCCCGGGTCACCGCCTCTTCGCGGCGATCCACACATCGGCCGTCACACTGGGCGACGTGCCGCCGATGGTGTCCTTCACCGCGACGCTGTTCGGCAGCTGCCCGGGCGGCAGCTCGAGCGTCACGACGCCGGCCGCCGTAACCTGCGAGAAGCCGTTGAAGCGGACCCACGCCTCGGCGACCTTGTCGTACGTGTAGAGGTCGATGGTGAGCGTCGGGGTGGTGCCGGTAATGTCGGTCACGTTCAGGAAGACGATCCCGGACGAGTAGTCCGAGAGGTCCGCCGGCGTGCCGACGGTTGGATCAGCCGCGGGGTCCGTGAAGGTGTCACCGCTGGCCGTGGCCGCCTGGAGGTTCAGCAGGACGAAGTCCTGCGCCGTGTTCGGCATGTACGCCATCAGTAACTCACGCCCTGCGTGGTGCCGTCTACGTCACGCCGATCGGCGAGGCTGAAGTGCAGGACCGCGTACACGTTCGTGTAGTCCGGGGTCGTGCCGCCCAGCGTCGCCGAGAGCGTGATGGTTTCGTTCTGGCCGAAGGCGACGTCGTACTCGCTAGAGGTGAGCCCCGCCGCGCCGGCCGCCGTCAGGTTCGATGTGGCCGCCTGGGCGCCGATGACGCTCCCCGCCGGGGTGACGGAGAGCGTCGGCGTGGTGCCCGTGACGGCCTGCGCGTAGAGGTCGATCCGCTTGAGGCGCGCCTTGCTCGGCAGCTTGACGCCCACGATGTTGTTCGTGGTCGCCGTCAGGCTGCCGAGCGGCACGACCAGCGGGAGCTGCGACACAGGGTTGAGATCGCCCATGCCCCTCGCCTGGATGGTCATGGCTTACTCAACTTCCTGGACGCCGTCGACCCGGAAGTGGCTGTTGCTGCGACGGGTGCCGAGGTTGTAGTACCCCTTGGCCATGGCCCAGTACCCGTCGATGTACGCCCCACCGCTCGGCGCGAGGCCCTGCTTCCAGATGTCCCCGCTCTTGTCGTCCCAGTCGAGCTTGCGCCACTCGAACTGCTCGAGCTGCGCGAGCTCCACGCCGAAGATCACGCCGCGCGGCGCGTCCTTGTCCACGACCCACAGCACCTTGCGGCCGCTGTTGGTGTACGCGACAGCGTCGAAGCCGCCGTCGATCTCCAGCGTGTCGGTGTACCGGCGGTCCGGTTCAATGAACGCCACGTAGGCGTCGCGGACGCCCGGCGTCGAGATGAGGTAGTCGACCTTGCCGCCCATGGCGCTGTTGCGCGAGAACGCCTGGCGCAGGAGCGCCGTCGAGAAGGCCGCGCTGCCGCCGACGGTGCCCCAGCGCTGCGCCTTCCAGATCGGGTACGTCGAGCGGCTGATGCCCTGCAGCGTCGTGACGTACGTGCCGTCGTCGACGATGCCCAGGAGCCCCATCGGCTCGAGGTACGACGTGCCGCTCGAGTTGTTGAACGAGCTGTTCCCGTTGAACAGCCAGTCGTTCGCGACGATCCCGGTGGCGAGCTGGTTGACGGTGATGATGCCGGTCGAGGGGTCCACGGCCTGGACGGTCATCGTGCCGGTGCGCTGCGTGCCGCCGGTGCGCTGGCTGTAGGCCATGAGCGTCATGTTCGGCCGGATGAGGTAGGGGTTGCTGGTTGACGTCAGCGTGATCGTGTACGGGCCGGAACCGGCCGTGGACAGCACCTGGACCATGGCGCCGCTGCCGTCGTTGAAGCCGACGCGGTTGCGCTCGAGGCCGAGGTTCTCCATCATGCCGTCGAGCTCGTCCGTCATCACGGACACGTACGCGCCCTCGCCGGCGCGGATCTGCTCCGCGACCGGGCCGGAGAGCTGCACGGTGCCGTACTGGTAGAACGAGTAGAGTTGCGCCAGCGTGCCGCTGCGGACGCCAGGCGTCGGCAGCGTGCCGCCCTCGGGCTGGTACCCGGTCGACTCGGCGAACGCCGTGCGCACCGGGAACTGTACCAGGTTGCCGGTGAGGTTCTCCTTGCTGCGCGCCTTCTTGAGGAGCGACAGGAGAACGGTCTGCGTGTCGATCTGGTTCTGAGGCTCTTCGTACACGGTCTTGGTGAGGTACGCCAGAGCCGAGATGGTAGCGCCGGCCACTGCTCATCAGCCTCCGTTCTGCATTTGGGCCATGAGTCGGGCGAGGTCCTGGGCCGCCGAGCGGCGGCCGCTGGCCGTGGCCAGGGCTGCCTTGTCGACCGGCGCCGCGGGGCCGCCGGACGGACCCAGGCTGGAGCTCAGCGCGTTCTTCTGGCGCTGCTGCTGCATGCGCGCTTCGTACGCCTGGAACTCCCGCTCCCAGTGCGCGTTGGACGCCGTGATGAGCGCGTCGATGTTGGCGTTCGGGTACTCGAGCGCCGCGGCGAGGATCTCCTCGGCCTGGGCAAACGGGGCCCGCTCGCGCGCGGACTCGACGGTGCGCATGATCAGGTCGCGCCGCTGCGACTCCTGCAGCGACTGCACGGTCTGACCAAGCTGGCCGAGCTGCCCCTGCTGCGCCGCGATCGCCTGCAGGAGTTGCGGCGGCAGCGAGGCGGCGAGCTGGTCCGGGCTCTGGTAGCCCGGCTGCGCCGCCGGCGGCTGACCGCCCTGCTGCATGGCGATGACGGTCCGCTGGAGCGCCTCGCGGAAGTTGGGATCGGTGCGCATGAGCTGGTCGAGCTGCGCGGCGACCTGGAGCTGCTGCTCGCGCGCGGCGATCTCCTGTTCGCGCGTCTGCAGTCCGGCGACCGCCGAACTGTAGCCCTCTGCGGCCGTCTTCCAGCTCTCGATCTGCTCCGGGGTGTACTGGGCCGGCGCCGCGGCGGGCGCCGCAGCGGGGTCACCGCCGGCCGGTGCGCCAGGGGTCGGGTCCGCGAAGAGCTGCAGGTTCATGTGGCCGTCAAACGCCCGCGCCGGTCCCAGGCCCTGCGGGTCCACCACGAGGAGCACCTCCTTCAGCGATCAGCGATCGGATGTCCGCGATGATCTGCGCCACCTTCGGGTTCCCGGGGAACGCCCGCTGGAGCGTCGAGATGACGTCCATGAGGTCCTGCGGGAAGTCGCCGTCCGGGTCCTGGAGTCCGCCGGGCCCCATCGGGCCGGGCGCCATGCCAGGCCCCCCGGGTCCGGGCCCCATGCCGGGCGGCATCTGCCGCGCCGCCATCGGCGGCTGCCCCGCCATGTCCGGCGGCTGAGCGCCGATCGCGACGGAGAGCAGGTGCTGCGGGACGCGTCGCTTGGTTGCCGTGTCGATCCCTCCTAACGCGAAGCGCCACGCTTCTTGCGTGGCGCTCCTGGATGTGCGGTCAGGGTGATGCGATTCCGCGATCTCGTGGCTGCATCACTCCCCTCCTTCAGGCGGCGCGGTCGGCGGTGCGCCCGGATGACCGGGGCCCTCCCCGACGGTCGGCCCGTGGGGATGGGTGCCCGGGCTCGCGGCAGACTGCTGCGGAGGCCCTTGGGCCTGCGCCTGCTGCGCCTGCTCGCGCTGGAAGTGCATCATGTGCGTCTGGATGTGCCCCTGCATCGCCGTCAGAAGGCTCTGCGGCGTCGAGGGGTCGATGAACAGCCGCTTCATGGCCGGGATGTGCCGCTCGAGGTGGATCTCGTGATTGTCGAGCATCCCCACCTCGAACTGCAGGCCTCGGCGCATGCCGGCGTTCTCCATCTCGGCGATCTCGCTGTCGGTCGACGACGGCGGGGCCGGGATCGACGCGCCCATGCCGGTGAACTGGAAGAACCGCTCGAGCGTCTTCTCCTCGCCGGCCGGACCGAACGCGCCCAGCTGCAGCCACTGCATGCCGATCTGGATGCGCTCGCTGCGACTCATCGGGCCCTGCGTGTTGAGGTCGACCTTGACCTCCCACGCGCCGTAGAGATCCGCGCCCTGGAAGGCGTCGACCTCGGCGTCGAGGCCGCTGCCGAACTTGAACAGGCGCGGCTCGATGTAGCGCTCGCGCGCCAGCTCGAGGCAGTCCTTGCCGAAGCGCTGCAGCACCGACTTGACCTCGGCGAAGAACGGCGCGCGCGCCAGGTCCTCGATCTCGCGCTGGATCATGGCCTCCACGGCCGTCGCCTTGCCGCCGCCCGGCGCCGTGACGCCCATGGTCTTCAGCTGCGCGATGTTCTGGATGCTCTGCTCGAGCTCCGACACCTCGACCTGCACGTCTTCTGGCAACGGAGTCATGGGCACGTGCCCGACGGCGCCGGTCGGGTCCTTGAAGATGACCTCGCCCGGCTCCGACGTGATGCTGTTCTTGTCCACGTTGGCCGTACGATCGACGATCCACTTGCCGGCGGCCATCAGGCGGACGTGCTCGATGCGCTTGCTGCGGATCTCGTTCAGGTACTTCTGCGGGTCGCGCAGCTGGTCGATGACGCCCATGGGGTTGTTCGCGCCCGGGATGCGAATGAATCCCATCTCGCGAATAGGTATACGCCCATGTGCATACGGCAGCTGCTCCTCGTAGCGCAGCACCGTGGGCTTCTCGCCGCCGACGTAGATCGCGTACCGCCCCTGCGGGAAGCGCTGCGAAGGCCGCTCGAAGTACTCCTTGAGCAGGACGGCGTCGCGCAGGGTCTGCGGCTGCAGCCAGAGGCCGGACCGGCTGGCCGAGGCCGAGCCGTTGGGCAGCGGGATCTCCGGCCGCAGGCTCTCCGGCTCGAGCTTCTTCGTCGTCTCGGGCCAGAGGAGCTTGACCTCGTCGATGTTGCGCACCACCGTGCGGAACGCCCAGTGCGCCTCGTGGAAGCGCTTGGCCGAGGGATCCGAGAAGACCTCGAGCGGCGAGAGGACGAGCGTGCGCACGTCCCCGATCTGCTGCGCGCCGGCCTGCGGCGTCTCCGCCCAGGCGGACGGGTCCCAGTAGCCGTAGAGGTACACCTTGCCCACGGCGATCAGCCAACCGTAGAGCTCCGTCAGCTGGTGCTCGAGCCCGAGCGCCCCGTCGTCTCCCTCCAGCGAGTAGATGTGACGGAGGATCCGGGAAGCCGCCCGGGCCGCGAGCGTGTTCTGCGGGTCCGGGCCGACCGGCTGCACCGAGGGAGAGAGCGACTGTGCCATCAGCCGGCCCAGGAGCCCCTGGTAGATGCCGAGGATGCGGTTATCAACGATGCGCACGCGCCAGGTCGGCGCGGGCAGGTCGCGGACGTCGACGAAGATGTCGGGCGCCGGCTGCCGGTCGTCGAGCCACTGCAGGCCGGAGAGGAACGCGAGGTTCATCTTGGTCTGGCGCTCCCAGGACTTGCGAGCGCTCTTCGCGTACTCGAAGCGGTCCCGCAGCGCCTTCGCCGTCTCGTCGTCGAACTTGCGCACGAACGGGATCACATCTGCGAGTGCCACTGCGTCACCGCCTTTCTGCTACTGCCGGGAGGCCTCGAGCATGCGTTCCGCGACCTCCTGCTCGATGCGCGCCTCCGAGGCGTCGTCGAACATCCGCACCGCGCGCTCCTGCCGTAGCGGCTGGTAGTCGAGCGGCGTCTTGCCGGTCGCGTAGGCGACGGACTGCTGGTGATCGCGCTCGTACGTGCGCTGCAGCCGCCAGAAGTGCGTCGCGAAGAAGGCCGCGGTCGCGAGTGCCGCGAGGAACGCGACGCCCATCATCACCGAGCCGAGGACCAAGATGCCCACGATGCCACCGCCTTTCAGATCGGCGCCGTGCCGGCGCCTCGGATGCCCTCCGGGTAGGCCTCTTCGATCAGCATGACGACGCCCTGCAGCGTCTTCGCTTGCGCCGTCCAGATCGGCTGCGGGTTGCCGAGCTCGAAGACCTCGGCTTCCCAACCGGCGCTGCGCCGGCGAATCGCGACGCGATCCACGCGCGAGGCCTCGACGCTCGTCTCATCGCCCCCAGTACCTGTCGTATCGGGTCTGGCCGGAGGCGCGCCGGAGCTCCCGCTCGGGATGCACGCGGTTCCACGGCTCGTTGCGCGCCTGCACCGGCAGCATGCCGCGCTGGCCGTGGCTGAGGCCCATGACGAGGTAGCGCAGCGCGTCGGCCGCGTGATCCTCTTTCTTGAGCGGCGCCTCTTTGTTCTGGCCGCTGCGGTCCGGCTGCCAGCGGTACTGCTTGAGCTCGCGGATCAGGTTCACGCAGTGCTTGCGGATGCAGAGCGTCGGGATCTCGTAGTCGGTCGCCTCGTGGCGGATCGTCTCGCGCAGCTTGCGCCGCACTTCCTCGATGCCGAGCATGACCGTGTTGTTGCCCGGTAGGAGGGTGATGCGCTCGGCCGCGAAGCGGTCGGCGACGCTCCGGCCGTCGGCGCCGCGGTTGCCGGTCGAGGGGTCGGCGATGACGCGGCTGATGCCCTTCGAGCGCATCCACTTCACGGCCTCGGGGATGACGGCGTCCCCGCCGTTCGGCAGGTAGAACTCGTCGTCGATCCAGAGGACACCCTCGTAGTCCACGAAGGCGTCGAGGATCGCCGTCGCGTTGCGGACGCCGAAGTCCATGCCGGCGATGCGGAACGGTTCGCCCTGACGGCGCCAGGGTTCCGGCTCGCGGACGTGCTCGCGCTCCGTGAACTGCGGGTAGATCTGGCCCTCGAAGACGTCGAACGACGCGTCGAGGAACCGGCGCCCCCACTCGTCGAGGCTGCCGTCCGACAGCTGGTGCTGTACGTAGAGGTCGCCGTAGTCCTCGGGCAGGTTGCAAAGGTTGTCCGAAGTCTTGGCGACGTAGATCTCGTAGCGGTCCCGGAGCTTCGGCGGGACGGCTTCCTTGGTGACGAAGTAGCGGTAGATCCAGTCGTGGCCGCCCGGGTTGGATGTGACAAAGCCGCGGTTCGGGCCGACGTGGCCTGAAAGGCGGCTTTGCAGGATCTTGAACGTCTCCTCCGGCACCTCGGAACCGTCCGGCTCGTGCGCCTCGTCGATCCAGAACCAGTCGAGCTCGAGGCTGCCCAGCGGGCCAGGGTCATCGAGGTGGTAGAACAGGATTTCCGAGAAGACGCCGGGTTCCCTGGTGTGCAGCCAGAGGTGCTGCTCGTGCGCTCGCCAGTCGGCGATGAGGCCGCGCGGCACCATCTTGAAGAGCGTGTCCCGCGTCGTCTCGCCGAGGGCCTTAGCCGTCAGGCGGCCGATCAGTCCCCGGCTCCCTGGGTAGAGCTGCGTCAGCTTGATCGCCTCGAAGGCGCCCGCCACGCTCTTGCCCGACCGCACGCCGCCGACGAAGGCCCAGTACTTGGCCGCGCTCTGCAGGAAGGCCCGCTGCTGCGGCAGCCAGATGAGCTTCGGCGCCGTCTCGGGTGCAACGCGTGCTACGCTATTCGCCATCGCCCTCTCCAGGTGGCGGCAGCGCCGCCGGCGTCACGTCCTGCAGCTGCGCACGCTCCTGCGGGCTGAGCTCGCCGGCGTCGAACTGCAGCGTCACGCCCGTCGCGACCTGGCCGCTGAGGTCGGTCGCCGTGCGTTCAGTGTAGCCGTCGAAGTGCGTCAGGAAGATCTTCAGCGCCGTGGCCTTGCCAGACAGCGCCTCCTTGGCCAGGGCGTTGTAGACCCTGGCGAGGTGACCGCGCATCGCCTGGCGGGCGAACTCACGTGTCTGCTCGAGGAACTCCTCGTTCATGCGCCACTTGACGAGGGTGTTGTACGGGACGCCGATCTTCTCGCCGATCTCCTTCAGCGTGAGCTCGGCGTTCTCGGGGTCGGCGATGGCGGCGGCCGCGCGGATCTGGCGCGGCGTCAAGCCCTTCGACGAGTCCCGCTGCTTCATCGGCACGGCTGTCACCACTTTCTGTATTCGCCCCAGTTAGCGATGCCTATTCCTCGGTGCCCATGTAGGTCACGTGAACGCCATTCGCTGCTACCGTCTGAACGCCTATCACATTGTTGAGCGCTGCCGACAAATAGCCGCCATCTGGCAACGGGACGATTAGAGTGGTGCCGCCCTGAATTCTCACCCCAAACTTTGTAACGCCACCGTCCGTAATATAGGCTAGGTCCGTGGTGTCCAGGGAGATGCTGGCCCATAGCAACCTAGCCTTCTTACCCGCTGCTGGTGTCCATACCGCTTGGGTGGTCAGAGCAGTTGTGGAGCCGAAGTAATTACGCAGAGAGCCATCGCTCACTCGGTGGATATGCACTTCCGTGCCATCCGAGCCTGCTGTCAGTAGGCCGCTTAGGTTTGCAGCGGACCCACCATCTGTCGCACTACTGCCAGAAAGCGACCGAGGGAGCGGGTTCGGCCCCGCCCCGTCTACTTGGGTTGCCACCAATCCCGTCCCCTCTTCGCGTTCACTTTTCGCCCAAAATCCCGTGCGCCTTGGCCCGGATCTCGGCCTTCTGCGCCGCGCTCAGGCCCTTCGCTCGCCCGACCATCGCGAGCGCCAGGCGCGCATGTTCCTTGTCGGGCATCGGGAAGCGGTCCTTGGTCGTGCCGCCCCGCGGCCCCGGCTTGTGCTGGACGATGGTCGCGCTCTTCTTACGCTCCGTCGCCGTCAGGCCGCCCGACGGCCTCCGCGGTCCCTTTGCGCGCTCTGGCTTGCGCGAGCTCGACGACCTGGCTGCCGGCTTCTTCGGAGCTGCCTTCTGCGACGACTGGAACCGTCCGCCCGCTCCCCGCTTCGGAGTCGCCATCTTCATCGTCCTCCTCGACTGCCCAGTCCAAGTTGCCCGTCAGCAGCGCGAGCTTCACCTGCTCGAGCTGCCAGACGATCTGCGCATTGGACAGCGACCGGCCCTGCTGCTGAAACCGGAAGCCGTCACCGTCCCGGTAGACGTAGATCGTCAGCGTCGTCTCCAGCTCGTCGCCGCGCGTGTCCAGCAGCTTGCTCATGGCTACGCGTCGACGAGGACGCCGCCTCGCAGGAAGCCGTGGTAGTCGCCGGAGACGATGCTGCCGGCGCCGGCCGCGCA